ATACGACCATGTTTGTCAACCATTTGAAAAAGTATAAGAGTATTTTTGCCTAAGCTAACTGCAAGATTCTTAATAAATTTATTTCTTGATTCATGTGAAATGAGATATTCAATTTCTTCTTGGTATGTTTTATCTTTTGCCTTTAAGCATTCATCATCGGTATGTTTTAAAACTAAACATTTAATTTCAAAATTTGAGAGTTGTTGTTTATCAATTAATTCTTTTGTACTAATAACTTTTTTGACCGTACCAAATAAACCCTCTAATACCAGTTTGTGTGTTTTGGTACCATCTAAAGTTCCTGTAAGTCCAATACGATATTTGGCATTAACACAAGATGTCAATATAGTTGTTAATGATTGTGCTTTAAACAGATGTGCCTCATCACCAATGATATAATCAAACTGATGAAAGTATTCTTTTGGAAGTTTATACAAAGATTGCCATGTAGAAATGGTAAGTGGTTTGTCGGTGTCTTTTTCTTTACCTTGGTAAATACGATGCACCTCGGTCATTTCACCATTGTTATAATCACCAAAGTCGGAGTATAATTGTTCAACCAAAGATGTGGTAGGAACAATAATAAGGCCTTTGAGATTTTGATATTGGTGTAATTGACGGAAGATTAGATAGATGATAAGAGATTTGCCAGATGCCGTTGGAGAAACCAACAACGCTCGGCGTTTTTGCATGGCATGAATATAAGCATCTAATTGGTGTTCTCGTATTTCAATTGGTTCACCCCGAGCGTGGATATTCAAATCTCCTATGAATTTCTTCGCATGATATACCGAGTATTCATCTTCGATATCAGGCCTTGGATCACCATAATCAAATGTGTAACTTCTTTCATTACAAAATGATTCAATATATGGCAATAAACCAAGATAGATTTGATTCGTTTGTAAATTAAACATACGAATTTTTCCATCCCAAATTCTATTACGATAAGCTGGAACAAATTGATAACCTGGAACAAAAAAAGTAAAGTATTCAGATAACTCTTTTGTAATGTGTTTCTCACAAGTTACCTTGGCATATACCTCATCTTTTTTTATTATGGTTATATCACTCATTCTTTTTCATCAAACTTATAGAACCATGAATCAGGTGTACCAACACTCCACTTGGATATATTTTCTACTGAATACACTTCTGTTGGTATTTTAAAATCAGGTGTTTTAACTACAGGTGGTACCATTGACACATCATACCACAGGCAACGATTGTTTGGTTGACAGGCGAACTGGCCATTGTCTAGTTGAATAAAGTTATATGACTTATGTTCTTGCACACCTTCTGAAAAACTGGTGTCAATACGATTAAAATCTGGTGCCGCAAAATCAATTGTAAAAAGGTATTTACCAAAATAAAATGCTCGGTCTTTACCAAAGTATTTTACTTTGAGGCCTCGTAGATTTGATTTTTCAATTACTGCCATATCATATGATAGACAATCCCATATTTGTAGATTGTCTAACGGCAGATATTCCTCTACAGGTTTCCAAACATATGCAGAGATTGGTAGTTTATCAAACAATGCACCATAATCGGTTAACATACATTCAATACGAAATGCCTGACCTTTGATGGCCTTGGCAGTAATCCATACACAAGGTTCTAATTCACCATGACCTTTTTCATGGTTATAAAGAAACTCTTTACGGACAAAACATTTAATGGGAGGTATGTTTGCAACTAAAAAGGACATTATTGACCACCTATGAATTTTTCCCAAGAGATGAAATCTCTTAGTTGCCAAGTTCTTTGTTTCAATTCATTCATAATAGATTCGATGACCGATACACATTCTTCGTGGTATACTTTCTTCTCTAACATTTTAATTAAATCCATGTCACCCTCTAAGTAAGCATTGATATCAGATTTTAAAACAAACGCAAAGGGTGACCATCCATGCGCATCCAATTCTTCTTGGTCCATACGACCAGAGTAGTAATCAATCTTTATTTTACGCATACGGAGATAGTCAAAATGTGCCTTCTTAGAGGCAATCTTGTGTTTGGTAAGTATGGAGAGATATTGATTGTGTAGTTTTGGAATCTTTAACAGTTCTTTACCAGGTTCCGTTTGGTCAATTTCTGTATCTTTTTCCCACAACTTTAATATTTGTTCTAGATTTTCCATAATATATTCAATGATATAACAACAATTCTACATCATAACACAAACTATGTTATCGTGTCAAGCCGTAATTGGTACAAATTTAAAACTTTCATACACAAAAGTAACATCAGCGGTTACTATATCATCCGCAGATAATTTTGTATCAAATATAACGTCTGATAGAGAAACAGGAAACATATTGATAAACTCTACACGTAAAATAGGGTTGTTTAAAGAGGAGAGTATGGTTAATGTAGCATCAGAATATTCTTTCTTCTGTTGCCTTTTATAATTGTTTTGTATCTCAGTTTTTAAATTTCTATCATCTGTACCTTCAGGAGAAGCAAAAGAAAGAAACCAATTATACATTTGTTGCCATGTTTTTAATTCTTCATCAACAATAAATTCAATATTAAAATTGTTGTAGGCAATCTTATTACCAGGTGCATATACATCTAACGATGGAAAATTGATTGGGGCCTGTCCTACACTCACCCCTGGTAAATTTACTGACTGGCAGAAGTATTGTGTCGAACCTATCCGATCAAAAGTTATGAGATACTTTGATGGTTGTAATAGATTGGTGTTTTGGGGGGTTCTAGTTAGTACGTTCATACGTTTATTTAGGTCATAAAAAAAGAGACCTCCGTGTAGGAGGTCTCTCTAAAGGTCACTCTTATTGGTGACTTTTTAAAGTGCCTTGCGGCGACTATTACATCAAATTAGCTACCTTGAATATACGATAGTATACGTTTGTTCTTGGTGTAATCTGGTTTGTGCCAGCACCATTTGCCAAAGCGCCTTTAGCAAATGGGTTAGCTACCATGCCGTAACGAGTTTTGAAACCAATCTTAGGTTGGAATGTAAACTGGTCAACTGCACGAACCATTTGGAGAGGAACGTATGGGCAATAGAACAAACCTGCGTCATAAGGTGATGTACCTTTGTAACCAATTGTAACCAATTCTTGGTTGCTTGTGTAACCGCCAAAATATGGGTCAATGTATACTTTGATACGACCATGAAGCAGACCAGCAAATGTATTGCCTGTGTCATCTACTTGCAAATCAGCAGACAAAGCAGGAGTATATTGCAATACACCAGCCATTGCCATAGCGGAAGCAACGTCAGAAGAAACGATCAACACATTACCTTTGCCTCTACGAGTCTGCTTAGCAATAACGTTTGCATCACGCTCGATTTGGAAAATCAAGCCTTTGAAACGCTCAACAGACCAACGACCGTTGGAGTCTGTATCTAAGTCAAATGTACCAGCAGTTGTTGTACCGTATTGTGCACCTGTTACAGCGGACAAATAAATGGTACGAATAACTTCACGGTTGATCTCAGCAAGAATTTCTGTGGACAGAATGTTTGACAATTCTGTTTCAGCATCAAGACCATGGATTGCTTTCAAGTCTTGTGCGAGTTCTAAAGAGTACTCGGCTTTCAAAGCACGGCTTTGAGCAGTTACAGTAACTTTCTCAATGCTAAATGCCATTTGGCCAAATACGCTGTCAGAGTCAGCGCCAAGATTTTCAGCTGTCGATGTAGACATGCCAATACCAGTTGTGAAGGCATTAGCTGTAAAGCTTGCTACAGGGTTTGTTGCGATATCATTATCAGGTGTTGTTGTGCCACGGAAACCGTAGGGATTAGCACCAGATGAAGCACCAGTGAATACTGTGTTGGCTTCGTTGAAGAATGCCTCAGTACCAGTTTGGTTTGTATAACGAGCACGCATTGCAAAAATCAAACCTGTAGGACCTGTCATTGGTTGAACACCAGCAACGTCATAAGCGATAAGATTTGGCAAAGAACGGCGAACCAAGCTAATCAAAATAGGATCAAAATTGCTGATACCAGAACCGGTAACGTTGGTAGGACCACCTGTACCGTATGCTGTTTCATTCAATACTTGAGCATCTTGTGACATAGCTTGTTGTTGGTTTTCCAAAACAAGAGCTGTAACAGCACGCTTGTATGGGTCTTTAATGGCTTCAAGTTCTGGATGTTCCAAAACAGGATTCCATTTCTTTTGTAGTTCTTCAGTCATATACATTTTTTGTTTTCCTTTTTTTGTATATTAGTTGTTATTTGTTTACAGTTTGTGAAATTGCTTTCGAGTAAACTTCCATTAAAGGATCGGAAGATTTTGCAACCTTCTTTTCTTCTTCAATTTGGACTTCATCATCCAAAGCAGAACTATCAGCAGAAACTACTGGATTTTTGAAATAAGATTCTTTCAATGTTTCCATTTTTTCTGTAAATTCATCCTCAGTAGTAAACTCAATACTCTCTGCGAGTGATTTCATTTTCTCTACTTGGGTCTGCGTTAGGCCTTCACACGCTGCGTAAATAGCCTCAAACTTTTTGTGCTCATTGAGTTCTTTTTTCAA